GGACATAAGAGAGTAGCAAATGGCATTGATAAAGTAACTCCATCTACTGATTATGTACTTATAAATAAAGAAGCTGAAGCAGAACAAATTAATAAAGCTAACAAAGTTAAACGTGATGCTTATAGAGCATTGGATAAGATGAGTCTTGAAGATATGCGCAAATGTCTTAGACTATTTGGAGTTAAAGCTGACACTATGTCTAATGAATTGGTTGAAGCTAGACTTGGTGAAAACGTAGAAGCTGATCCAGCAAGATTTATTAGAATTTGGGTAGATAATCCTAATAAAGAAATTAACTTTGTAATTGAAGAAGCTTTAAGTAAAAATATTATTCGTAAGAACAGAGCATCATATTACTTTGGTACTGATCTTATTGGTAACGGTCTTGAAGATGTAATTGCATATTTGAAAGACAAAAAGAATCAAGATATTCTTTTAGCCATAAAAAGTGAAATTCAATCAAAATGAAATTGTCTGAAGTATTAAATTCTGATTATGGTATTAATATAAACTTTGTTATATACAAAATAATAAATACTATAAACTGGAAAATTTACATTGGTCAAACTAGTATAAGTCTACGTAAACGTTTAATAAAACATTTATCTGACGCTAAAATAACTACTAAAACTCCAAAGCATTATTTACAAAAAGCTATAATAAAATACGGTTATGAAAATTTTATTATAGAAATTGTTGAAACTTGCAAAAACAAATAGGAATTAAATGAACGTGAGATATATTGGATAAATCATTATAATAGTACAAATCCTAAATTAGGATATAATTGTACATATGGTGGGCAAGGAAACAAAAATGTTTGTGAAATTTCTAAAGAAAGTAGATTGAAAATATCTCAAAATGCTAAAGAACATTGGAGTAATCCAGAATATAAATTAAAATAGTAGACAAGTAGAAAACGTAGTTATTTACGAAAACAAATACAAATTGTATAGCTAGACCTCTCATTTAATTATATAAAAACTTGGGACAGTAAAAAAGAAGTTTCTAAAGAATTTAACTCAAACATTTATAATCTTCGTAAAGATGTAAAACATTTAAGAATTGGAAACAATATATTTATGACTTTAGAAAATTACAACGATCTAAAATTGCCAGATCCTGTAATATTACAATTAGATGAGGATTATAATATTGTAAATGAGTTCTATTCATATTAGGATGCTAATTTAAAAATTAAATAGCTTATTGGCAGTTATGGACATTTATAGTTCACAGCAATATAGCCTAGAACTTCTAAGTGTGGAACTAAAAAAGCTGGATATATTTGGATGACTTACGAAAATTATATTAAATATAAATCTAAATAATGACTAGAGAACAATTTCACTCATATTTTAAAGTAGCAATGGACAAAAACTCTCAAAGCGTAGCCTTTGGGGGTTGTCCTGCTTTCTTACCAGAAGAAATAGATTACTGGTTAGATCAAGGTTTATACCAAGAAATCAGTAATAAGTTTACTGGTAATAACTACTTAAAGACTAGCTTTGAAGGATCTGTAAAACGTATTCACGACTTAGAAAAGTTAGTACATACAGATACAAATGTTATTGCTAATACTGAAACAGACTCAAATAGATGTTATGTTACCAATCTATTTAATGGTGACAGAATGTTCTTTGTAGATGCTGTATTAAACTTCAATAACAAAAAAGCTACCATAAAGCTAATAGATCATGCAGACGCTACTAAATTCAAGAAGACTTACAATAACAATCCTTGGATAGAAGATCCAGTAGCTGTAATAGAAGATAATACTCTATATATCTATTATGATTACTTAGCTATGAGTAGTAATAGTTATTCTGTAGATATTACTTATATTAAGTTCCCTACTAAGATAGAGAACTTACCAGCAGATGGTATGAGTGAAATACCAGAGTATATGCAGTTTGAAGTAATTAATAGAGCTGTAGAACTAGCATTAGAAGACATTGAGTCTAAGAGAATATATACTAAATCACAGTTGAACCAAATAGATGAATGATTATGACAGACCGTGGATTTCAAATTGAGTTTGAACGTAGGCTATAGTTAATGGATCCTAATTTAGTTATTAAGGATAAGCTATCCTCAGACACTATTATATCATTCATTAATGAGGCAATTGATAAATTTTATAAAACAAGATACTCAGGTGTTAACTTTAAAGCTCAAGGATTTGAATAGACAGAAAAACGTATAGATGATTTGCGTACTTTAATTCGTAAAAGAAACTATTCAAATACTTAGATATCCAAAGGAACTAAAAATTCATATTCTGTTGAATTACCAGATGATTATGTATTATTACTTGGAGATACAGCTGGTATACAGCCGAGTGATGAACATCCTAACGAATGCTGGGAAAAAGACGATTTGGGTGCATATATAGTTAAGTATACAGATACATTAGAATCTACAATTGAAACATTAGATAGACAATTAAGTAATTCACTATCTGAACACAAATTAAAATATTGTCAAGCTAGACCTTTAAAGTTAATTCAAGATAATAATGTAATATTATATACAGATGGTAAATATAAAGTAAGCGAATATGAGCTTACATACTTAGCTAAACCATCTGAAATTAATTCAAGTAATATTACCAATACAGAATATACAGATTTGCCAGAACATACACATATGGAAATTGTGAAAATGGCAATCTAGATTTATCTTGCTACTAAACCAATGTAGCATTATAATGCTTATTCCAACGAAATTGCTTCAATGGAATAATATAAATTAATGCGTTTGTCTGACCTGGAAATCTGAAATAAGGAAAGTAGAAGGACAAACTAGACTAGCGCTAAGTCTAACAATTAATTATTTTTATATAAACTATGATTACACGCGTTGATACCGTACTTATCGGTAAAACATGTCCAGCACCTTATAATACGGTAGATAGTCTTGCTCAGGGTGCTGTAGCTCTGTTCGATGAGAATAAGAGCTTGATTAAAGATGAAGCTAGTGCAGTAAAAGCATCTACAGTATATATTGGTGTAGTTGGTGATAATATGACTATCGCTTTACCTAATGGTACTAGTGCTACTAAACGTTCTGTAGAGTATTCTAACGCAATTCAGAAAGCTTCTAAACCTTCTTATGTAATGGGAGATTACGAAGCTCCAGTAGAAGAAAAAATTGAAATTGATTTGACTTCTGCAAAACCCGTAATTGGTCACAGATACGTATTGCGTATTGTTTACAAAGATATGTATGAAGCTCCGGGACAATTCACTCATACCTATGAAGCAATTGCTACAACTGAAACTGCTGATGATTTGGGTAAAGCATTGTTGAAGAAGATTAACAAACATGCAAATCGTAGAGTAAATGCTACATTTGCAAGTCATAAATTGACACTTACAGCTCTTCCTAAAGATGATAATGAAGGAGTTTACTCTTTGAATGAGTATTCTGTAGTTTCTATGGAAGCTTCTCTGTATGTTACTATTCCTGGTGCATTGTTGTCTAATGTTCCTGAAGCAGTTCCTGGTGCAACTATTACTAAGACTGCTGGTAAACCTGGTAAAGGTTACTGGAAACAGGTACGTGATATGGAAGTACGTATGTTGGGTTATAAGGGTCATGTATTCACAGATGCATATCCTATCGTTGAACCTAAACGTAATGTTACTGAAGGTGCATCCTACGATTACATTACTATTGAGAATGACAACTTGTATTTGTCACCTGACAATCAATACATTAAAACTACACCGTTGACTACTGAATTGTATGTTGAAAAATCTGCTAACTTGAGCGCTTCTCAGTTTGTTAAGAATCTTAAAGCATTTATTACAGGTGTTAATAGTGCAGCATAATACGGTTTCTTTATTTAAAAAACCAGGCGAGGTTGAGGTTTTATCCTCGGCTTCGCCTTTTTAATTTTTTGTAGATATGAAAATAATTAATGCAACATTAAATAACGATACTATAACTATAACTTTAGATGCTAAGGCTAATGTACATAAGATTTATCTAGATTCAATAATAAATCAAAAGAATATGTATTCTGATGAAGATGAGAAACATACTTATGTAATATCTGACTTTGTTACTTAGGATAATACTGTTATTGTTGATATTACTGAGTATAATGAAACTTCTTTTATAGTAAGCGTTCTTACATCAGAGGGTAATAGAGATGAAGCTATAGCAATAGATCAGAATGAATTATATTTAGCTAAAGTAAATCTACTTACTACATATTGTAATACATGTTTAGATAAACATTAGAAGCATATAATAATGATGTGTGATTTTAGATCATAGTTATTGTAGTATGCTTTAGAGCACAATCTTACTAAAGATGCTATTGAACATTACATAGATCTTAGTAGAATGTTAGGTATGATAGATTATCATAATTGTAGTAAGTGCCTATCTCCTAATAAAGTGTGTAAATGTTGTAATGGTATGTGTGCGCTATGATAAAAGAAGAATATAAAAATGGATGCAGATTGAAAGAATAGGTAAAGTATAACATTGATTATGATGATTGCCAAATTCTTAATCTAACCTGTGCTAATTACATATATGATTTAGTATAGGAATCTTCTAAATATGAAACAAAATTAGAAGACGTTAAAAAGATGTTATATATGATAAAAAAGTTATTAGGACACGAAGTACAATATGATATTCCAGAATATCATGGAGATAATAAAAAATATTATTTTGGTGTAGTATCAGATAATTTTGTTATTAATGAAGATAATATAAAACAATTAGATTATGTACTACAAGATACAAAAGAATTTGTTAAAAGCTTTAGTACTGATTATCAAAAGATATTATATTGTTATCCTAATGAATTTGGAGATATAAATAGCATAAAAGATCAAAATCAATTTGAGATAAAAGAGTCATTTTAGAGGAATGCTGTAACTATAGATGGTATATTATATAATGTATATATACTGAAAGACGCATCCACAGTAGATAATTATAAAATATATTTTATATGATACAGGTAGCTGATAATTTTAACTATAGAGGAAAAAAGCCTAACTTTGATAGAGATAGTTTTGATACATTATAGGATATGAAGAACTATTCTGAAAATAGTTTAGATGATGGTCATATATCTTATTGTAAAGAAACTGGTAAACACTATAAGTTTAATTCTAATAATTAGTCAGATCTTACTACTGGTAAATGGATAGAATAGCATGAAGCTGTTCCAGCTGATGAAGAAGATATAACTGAACAAAATGGCACTCTATAGTTAGCAAATAAAACTTATGATAAATAGTCTTT